CTTTTTAAAGTTAGTGTAGTGCTTCTGTACTTTTTCTAGTTGGTTTGTAAACTCTTCTTCTCCAACTACAGGGTCTAAAGCAGTCAAAGAAGATTGTAATAGCTGTAGTTCAATGTTACTAACTTGTCCTAAAGCACCTCCTGTTTTAGACTCGTCACGCATCTTCTGTAGTCTATCAAATGCTAGTGTAGACTGTAGTGTTGTTATTTTTGCTTGTAGTTTCCTAGCGTCTGACGGGAAAGGCATAGAGGCTAAAGTATAAAACGCTCCTGTTGCGCTTAAAAGACCATCATCTTCAACAATAGCTTTTGCTTCAGCTACAGTAGATAATACATTGTCTACACCAGCTAAGTCAGAATATAGCTTTTCAATTCTTTCTTTCTCCTGATCCGCAGCTTCTGGAGTGTCTTGAGGCTCGCCTCTTGTCCCTGTGGCTTCGTTTTCCAAAACAATTTGACCATTTGATAGAGTCACGCTTTTTAATTTAGGCATTTTACTGACACCGATAGTGCGTAATATTGTTCCATCAGTATCTAATAGAACCTTGTGAGTAACTCCTGTTGTCGGGTCTACTATGTCTTCAACAGATGTTTTTGCTTTTTCTGGGGAAATTAACTCTAATCCTCTTTTGTAAGCGTCAGTGTCTCCTAGCTCAACCTGTTTAGCCAAGTCTGCATGTCCCGCTGTTTTTAATGCTTGAGACATTGAAGAAGCCCTTAAACCTGCTCTTTCAGCTTCTTTTTGTTTTAACTCTTCTTGTCGTTGTAGTAACTTTTTCTGTTCTAGCTCGTCCTGCATCTGCTTAATCCTGGCCGCAGTCTGAGCAGCACCTGCTAAGTCTCCACGAGCTTGTTGTATTTTAGCTAGTGTGCTTAAATCATCTGGGTTGTTTAAATCTAATTGACTTATAGCACCCTGTATCTTCTCCTGCGTAGAAGGCGCGCCACCACGCATCAGACCACCTATGCCAGCTCCTAAGCCTTGCGCCCTAGCTGCACCAAACTGTCCACGAAAGCCTGGAGTACCCGGAATAGGCTGTACAGGCTGCTGTGTGCTGCTAATTCCTGTTAATAATCCTGCAATATCTTGTCTAGCCATTATTATTCTCCTCCTCCATCGAACAAGCCACCGAACAAGCCGCCTAAAATGCCGCCTGCGCCTTGTAAGTCAATACCTAGTTGACCAGCCTGTAACCTCTCTGCATACGTAGGCTGTTGACCTAGTAGACCGCCTATCAAGGCTTGTTGTTGAGATAATCGTAACTGATTGGCTAAGTCTTCAGACTGTAATCTACTTTCTAAACCAGCTCTGTTCAGCTGAGACTGTAATTCAGTACCTGTTCTACGACCAATGTCTGCAAATCCAGCAGGTATTCTACTAGCTTCCAACATAGACAACGCTTGTTGTTGTGGTTGATAACCTGCGGCCTGTAGCATACCACCCAGTTGAGCAGCTTGTGATTGTTCAGCCATTGACTGCTGACGCGCACCTAAGTTAGCACGTGCCATAGCTTCCTGTCGTGCAGTTTCTTGAGCCAGTAACTCAGGAGAAGAACCACCGTAAAGAGAAGAGCCTAGTCCTGAGCGCCCTTGTGACAGCATACGCTCTTCTAACCGTAAACGCTGACGTTCCTCTTCAGGACGCTGTACGGCTCTCATTTGCTCGTATAGTGCCGCTTGTGCTGAAGCAGGGTCTGCACCTACCTGACCGAATAAAGCACCTGCTTGACCCTGTAGCTGCGTCTGTAGAGCCTGTTGCTCTGGAGACAGGTTGATGTCAAAACCACCTTCAGCCGTAGTACCTACGTTGGCTAACCCACTGGTAACAGTGTAGGGTAAGAACTCTAGTCCCTCACGAGCTTCTGTTCCTAACGTCCCCAGACCTGTTTGCAACTCTTTACCAAGCTGTCTAAGGTCTTGGATGTTTTCCTGACCTAGATAGTATTCACCGCCAGCACGAAGCAGATCACTTATACCGCCTCCTGAAGTTAGGTAGTCAAAAAACCCGCCTGCTTCATTTTGTTGTTGACTCATTAGCAGAATCCTCCAGTAATTGTGTCAGCCGTTAGCGCATCGTCAGCAGCAGTAGCTTTAGTAATGGTTTTTGTATAGTTGGACATTAGATAAGTCTCCCTAATAGAGCGTGTATGTCAATTTTTTGAATAGAAAATTCTGAACTGTTTATTTGAGCTTCGATACCAATAGTGACTACTTCACCACTACCAGAAGAATTTACTTTGGGGGTTTGTATTAAAGTGCCTTTTGTATATTCAGCAGTAGTGTTATACTCACTTGTTCCATACTCCGCAATATTGGCTACTGTGCCTGAAAAATTAAATGCTTGTTTAGTATAAGAATCTGTGTAGTCATATCCCCAGTTTAGTGTAACTGCTGTAGTAGGGCTACTAATTAACGTCAAGTTAAACTTTTTTAAAAACTTTAAGTTAGCTGCACTTCCAAAGTCTAAAGGATTACTAAAGTAACTTAACTGATAAGAAACTGTACCGTCTAAATATCCTGTATATTTAACAATACCTGAGTCTTTACCTATGTAAATGCTTTTATCTTCTAACACAGCAAAAGACAAAGGATCAACAGCTGTCCACGTAGTAACACGATGCGCTCCTGACTCATCAATAGGGCCACGCATATCAAAGCAATACACAAGATTACTTTCACTAAAAGCTAAAAGATAAAACGCCTCGTCTTCGCTGTAAACAGACTTGATAGGACTTGTTTGAGCAAATATAGCATTGGTAATATCGTTGCGAACATTTTTACTAATGTCACGCATAGGCATAGACTTTTCTTGTACAGTCCTACCAAAACTACGTACACCAGAGTCTGATAAAAATATAATGTCCGTGCCTGTATGCTGTACTGAGTCACGAGCTACACAGCCTACACCTTCTACAGTATCTTGTAGTTTAAACACAGCAGTGTCTGCACTAGGCGTATCAGCACCTGAGTATATGACTATAGATTTCTTACCAAAAATAATTAAGAATCCATTATGACCCGCTAAAGAAACTATTTGATCAAAACCTGTAGGCCATACTAATGTTAAGTCTAACGATCCTGAGCTACCACCATGCCAGTTGCTTCCGTCTAAAAGATCAGACCAATATACAGTATAGTTATTATTTGATAAGTCAGCAGCCCATAAACGACCATAAGCAGCTAAAACCTCATTAGCTTGTGGCGCATAGTGAGTTCCGTCTTTTGATTCTATAAGTGTTGTACTTCCCGCAACACTCTTTAATGTAACGTGTTCTCGCTGAGAAAAATAAACATCATTGTTAAAAGTAACTATCTTCCAGTTATTAGCTGTGACAGTATAACCAACAGGTAGAGTCACTTCAGTAAGTGTGGTAGTCCCTGTAAATATCTTATTGTTCCCAGCAGAGAATATTGTTTTAGTGCCGTCTCTGGCAACAAACTCATGTACAGCTTCTATGCCTCTACTGCTTCCTAGTACAGAAGACCCATTAGAGGATACAGCAGACCAGCCCTTACGAGCGCCTACTCTACCGTACTGGTCAATAACACAGTTGTCAGCAATAGCTGCAAAGGACGGGTTAAGTCCTATAGGAGAATCCATAGTGTTCAGCCCAAAAAATCCTGGGGCTGCTACGGTAATGTTCTGTAGTTTTTGTGCCATTTAAGAATACCAGATAGTTTCTTCAGGATGTTGAGCAGCGTCCATAGCAATAGCATCAGCTAGTGTATTATCTGCCAGTGCAAACAGTTCTGCTGCTGATGTGCCACCAGTCTCTCCACGCTCTCTCGCGCCTAATGCAGTGGCTATTTGTATAACAGGTGACGAAGGAATAACTAAAGATGTTGAATCTTCTGTAAAGTCTGCTGTACGTTGAACAACATTAAAGTCTAAGTTATACACACCGTTAGGTTTAGGATACACATCAACAGTAGTATCTCCGTTAGTATCTACTCCTTTAAAGTTGTAGAACTGCGGGACTCCTGTAGGTGGTGTGGCGATTAAATAAGCATTATTCATCCAAGCAGTGCCACGGTACTGCATCTCAGTTTTTTGTGTATCGTTATTAACAGACAACAGTTTTGTTTTATTCTGTGAGCCAGTTAAAGAATAGTTATAAGAAGAGTCAGAAGTAGTAACTGTAATGGTAGTACGCAAAGCAGTCCAATCGTAAGCGTCTTCTACTGATCGTTTAGCATCGTTGACAAACTCACCTATAAGCTTAGAGTATGAGTTCTGACCAACAGTGGTTACTTCATCCTCCCGCAGTCTTCGCAATACGCTGTTAACTAATTGTAAGTATGTCATTATTATTCAAACCTTTTTAAACGTTGATTGTTGGTTAGCATTCTCTGAGGCATACTGCGTAACCGTTGTGCTTCTTGTTGTTGTAAAAACTGCTGTATAGGGTTGACTTGTGGTGCATTATAAACAGGTACTGTAGGAGTAGACATTACACTAAAAGGTAGAAGTTCCTGTGTAGAGCCTATTTGTGTTTCTAGCTGTAACATGTCTTTAAACAAAGAGTCTGTGGTACGTGTGGGACTTCCAATACCTGAGCCAACACCTGAGCCATTACCTGAGCCATTACCTGAGCCATTACCGTCACCATCTCCATCTCCATCACCAGTACCGTCACCTGTGCCATCACCTGTGCCATCACCCGTACCGTCACCTGTACCATCGCCAG